TCAGGTGAGGAAAGCACGCTCGGCCTCCGCCATTTCGTCACCGTCATCTGTCCGCGGAAACAGATGACCATACACGTCCATGGTCATCATGATCGAGCTGTGACCTAGCCGCTCCTGCACGACCTTCGGCGGCAGCTCCAAGCCACCGTCCTTGCGCCGGTTGATGCACCAGGAGGCATAGAAGTGGCGAAGCGCGTGCATGCCCGTGTACTTCGGAGCGAGCACCGGCTTGCCTTCCTTGTCCACCTCTCCGCTATCGACGGCAACACCTGCCGCGACCCAGGCTGGATGAAGGCCGCGCCGCAGGATGTTGTTTAACTGCTCGACCTTCCCCGTGCCGTTCGGAAACACAAGATCAAGGACCATGATTCTTTCGCCGTCTTCGCCTTTCTTGCCGCTATCTCGCTTAGGGCATGCCAGCTTCCATTCGCGCAGAGCGTTGATGACCATTGGCGGCGCGGGGACGGTGCGCTCTCCAGATATGGACTTAGGCCTCCCTATATCGTTGAACCGATCGGCTCGCTGGTGCACCCGGATCTCGCGCTTCTCCAAATCTACGTCCTGCCAACGGAGGCCGCGGAGCTCTGAAGCGCGCAGTCCGCAGAAGGTGGCGGTCAGAATCAACGGCCGCCAGCGGCCCGACAAGGCGCCGAGTAGGGCCTTCACGTCTTCCCTGGTTGGGATGTCCACCCCAACTTTGAGGCGGCCCTTCTGGCGCTTCTCCTGGCGCTGTTCCCCCGAGCCTCGCTTCGCCTTCATGTCACGGACGACATTGCGGGCAACCAGCCCGCGCTCCTGGGCGTCGGCGAGCAGCGACCCGAGACTTACGAGAACCTTCTTGATCATAGCCGCTGATCTGCCGGCCTCACGCAACTGATCTTCGAAAGCCCGGATCTTCGCTATCGACAAGCCAGGCAGCTTCGACGCCCCGATAAAGGGGGCGATGTGTATTCGAAGATGGCGCTCGTAGTCCATGATCGTCGCGCGTTCCAGGCCAGAAGCCCGGGCGCTCGCGATCCACAACTTGCCGGCTTCCTCGATGGTCGCGCTGGCGCTGTCAGCAACATGCACGCCTTCGCGAACCTCGACCTTCGCGGTTGCAGCGAATGCGTCGGCGTCCTTCTTTTTCGCAAAAGTCTTGAGCCGGCGTTTGCCTGCCATATCGAAGTAGTCGACGACCCAAGCGGATTTCTCGACGCCTTTAGGAGTGATCCAGGTGCGTTTGCGGACTGACATGAGAAGCCTCAGAAAGGGATATCGTCGTCGAGATCACGCGAGAAGTTGCCCCCGGATTTCGGCTCGTACTCGATCGGATTTCCATATTCCTCTTTAGCGGTCACTTCCCCTCGGCTTGTTATTTCAACTGTTTCTCCGGTCGAGAGATTGAAGCGCACTAGGTTCGACTCGAAACCCACGAAATTGACGAGGGGGTGGCCCACGAGAACGTCCTTGGCGATGTCCGAAAGCACCCGCGTTTCCGCAAGTTTTTCCTTGAAGCGACGAGTTATCGAACGCCAGTCGTCCCGGGTCATAAGCGCCTCATCCAGGAGCCGTCTCACTGCCTCGACCTCGGACTGGATGCCCATTTCCTGCTGATACGCGACAATCCTATCCACAAGTTCAGTGGGCAGGACGTACACACGTCTTTGTGCCTTGTCTTTGTCTACCGCCATTTAGTTATCCCCAAGTTTGTTTCCATCTGATTGCACAGGCACGTTCCTCTTTCAATTGCCTAAGATGTGTTAACAGACGTTGACATCGGAATGCACAAGAACGTATAACGAACGCCGTAAGTGACTCGAAGGACGGAGTTTTTGGATGAAAAGTGAGAGTGACAGGCCCTTAGAGCTCGTCTGGGAGGTCGATGCCATTGCGAAGGTAATCGGCCGCAGCCAGAGGCAGACGTTTCATCTTCTGGCGACTGGAAAGCTTCCGGCCAAAAAAGTCGGCGGGCGGTGGGTAGCCGAACGGGGAAAGTTGTTGAGTTTTTTTATGGAGCCGGCGGCATGACCGCCCAAAAGAAAAGCGGCAGGGGTCCAGGCGCCAACCACGCCCCCGCCGCTCGATCAGATGTCGCTTTTCCGCGACCCCTCCTCACCAACGATAAGGACCGTCGATGACGAGACAAGCTAAAGCACAATATAGAATGCGCGTCCAGATTTTGGACAAAGGCGAGCCTCTAGGACTGCCCATCACTGTGGAAGGACGCCTGTGCTGGGCGCTTCGTAAGCTGATCGAAGCCGGGCCCTCCGGCTGCACGCCCATCAATCACCCCGGGCCACGCTGGTCGCATTACACGTGGCGTCTTCGCGGTATGGGCTTCGCAATCGAGACCATTCACGAGAAACACGGCGGTCCGTTCCCCGGCACGCACGCGCGGTACGTTCTGCACTCCGATGTTTCCGTGTTGGAAGATGCGAAGGTGGCCGCATGATGGAGGCGATCGGTGAAGACAAGGTGAGGGCTGCCGCAAGGTGGCTCTCCGATCAGAACCCTGTGCCGCCGCATGTCGTAAATGTTCTCAAGACGAAGTTCGACTTGAAGGCACTGCAGGCCTGCGAGGCATGCAAACTGGCACAAGAGTACCGTTCCGACCGGAGGGCCGCTATCTGATGGGGGATTTTGCGGAATGGCAACCGCAGTACGCAGCTCATGGGATAGCGACCTTCCCCGTCATCATCGACGGCAAGGACAAGCGCCCTGCGGTCAGCGGGTACCTCAAGCTGGGCTCTAAAGTGAGCAGCCAGCTTACAATGAAATTCCCCGGTCACGAGGCAATCGGCCTCGCTTGCCGGCGAAACAAAATCACCGTTCTCGATGTCGACACTCCGGATGAGAGGGTTCTAGCCGATGGCTTGAGCCGTCACGGTCACACGCCATTCATCGTCCGTAGCGGATCCGGAAACTTTCAGGCCTGGTATCGGCACAACGGAGAAAAGCGGCGGGTGCGTCCCGATCCGGGCCGGCCAATAGACATCCTTGGGGACGGCTACGTCGTCGCCCCTCCGTCACGCGGCAGCAAGGGGCGATACGAGATTATCCAGGGCACCCTGGATGACCTTGACCGCCTGCCACGCATGATCGGAGGGCAGGACAATGCTCCGCCTCCATCGCCGGTAGAGCCGGCTGCCGAGGGAACAGTGAAGAGCCTCGGCGGCGACGGGAAACGGAACGACAGCCTGTGGCGCCATTGCATGCGGGCCGTCCGCGGGTGCGCCAGGCTCGAGGATCTGATGGAGATTGCCATGAGCTACAATCGAACGCAGTTCTATGAACCTCTCCCCGATGCGGAGGTGCTTCGAGTCATCGCTTCCGTCATGTCTTATGAGAGCGAGGGCAAGAACTGGTTCGGGCATGGCGCACGCGTCGTCGTGGAAACTGCAGTCGTAGATGACCTGGCATCAAGCGATCCTCATGCCTTCGCTTTGCTGAGCATCCTCCGCCGCCATCACTTTGGAAGAGATTTCGCACTCGCCAAGGTATTTGCCGAAACGCTCGGATGGACGCTGCCTCGGTTCAAATCCGCTCGTGACGTTCTGGTCAAGCGCAAGCTGATCGAGTGCATTCACCGCGGCGGGAATGGCCCAAAAGATCCACCGATCTACCGTCTGACAAAGGGGTACAAAAATGTACCCCAATAAGAAACATAACACTCTCTCTCCTCTGTCCTCCTCTCTCCCTTTCCATCAGGGGAACCAATCTCACTTGGGGTCAACAATGACAGATGCAGCAATAGCAGAACGGTATTTTCCGGTATTTGGGCAGCAGCCGAGCGAAGAGTTCGTGAGCGGCTGGCATGAGCACTTGAATTCCACCGGCTACCCGGAACTTTTCGATCGCGTCTCCACGGTACGGCCGTTCAATCTGGCGGACGTCCGACTGCTCTCCGGTGAACTCCGGGTTCCCACCACGCGCCGCGAAGATCAGTCGCTGGTTCCGTGCCCGCTGTGCCAGCCAAACAGTCCGAAATTCAAAGTCGGGCGGATGGCGTGGTTCCCGCACGAAAAGACCGCTCTCTTCATCGGTCATGAATGTGCAAAAAAGCACATCGGCGAAGACTATGTGAAGGCTGACGACCTCTACCGAAAGCAGGCGCGGTGCCGGCGCTACCAGTCGTCGTGGGGCGAGTTTCAGTATCGCCGCGATGATTTGTGCGCATTGGTGGGCCGTGTGATGCCGGTTGCAAGAGCTCTCGAACTTTCGCGCTGGCACCAATTGGAGAAAGACGCGCCTGGGTTCGCGCCGTTTCTCCACAACGAACTTTCCCTGATGAACGGCTCAATCTCCGTCATGGTTGATACCGGGCTCAAGGACGACCGGAAGAAGGGTATTTTCGAAAACCTGCATGTCGGTGTCGTCCGTGGCTATGAAATCCTCGCCTCAAGCCGCAAGCCAGTGAAGGAGCTGGAAAAGGCGAAGCAGGTTCTCGACGACATCGCTAAGCCTCTCCCCGCCTGGAACGCCACCAGCGATGACACAGCCGGGATGGATGAGATCCTTTCCCGCGGCTTCCGTGCCATGTCGATGCTGAAGAACCTCCGCGAGACGCTTGCGTTCATGCGGACCGCGCGGTCGTTCTGGGACGCGGAAAACCTCGCCGTGCTCGAAAGATGGGGGCGAATGGAAGGTTCGCCATTTGCCTCATTGGAATTTCGAAGAGAGGGTAATCGCGTTTTCCTTCGGTCGGAGAGCTACCAGGGCAAGCACTACTCGAACATCACAGTCCCGGAGTCTCTCTATTCGCCTCTCCCCGACCCAGAGAGTTACCCGCCGCTGAGCTCCATCAACGAAATCAATCCGGATGCAAAATTATGGCGCGCATGACCAAGAACCGTTTTAGCAAGCTCACTGGCAAACGCAGTTATGTGATTGACCATGAAGTATTCAGTGTCGGCCTGCATATCTTCGCCGATGGCGCTTGCGAGCCCAACCCCGGTCCTGGCGGCTGGGGCATGGCGGTCTACAGGGACGGCGTGGAGGTTGCTTCCGAACACGGGGGCGACGCTGACACCACCAACAACCGGATGGAGCTGACAGGGCTGCTGAGGGGCATCGAGGCCGCAAAGGCGCTCGCAGCTCCGGCGGTCCTCTGGTGCGACTCTCAGTATGCGGTGAAGGGCGCGAACGAGTGGATGCACAATTGGAAGAAGCAAGGCTGGAAAAAGCGCGGTAGCGACGAGCTGAAGAACATCGAGCTTTGGCAGTCGATCGACGCAGCGCTTTCTGGAGCCGACCAAATCATCATTCGCTGGTGCAAGGGCCATGCCGGCATAGCCGGTAACGAGCGGGCTGACGAGCTTTCCAACCTTGGCTTGGCGTCAGCTCTGCAAATCTAAAACGAGGAATTCAGAATGGGTCATTGGTACGTTGTAAGGACGCGGGCAGGGCAGCAGCAAAAGGCCACGCTCGAGTTAGAGGAGAATGGGATCACCGTCTACTGCCCGATGATGCGGCGGGAGACCAGGCACTTCCAAACCAAGAAATGGCTGATGAAGGAATGCCCGCTCTTCACCGGCTACGTCTTCGCTTATCTGCGCATCTCGGATTTCGGCACGCTGCGTGAGATGCGGAATGTAACCTCGGTCCTCGCGGACGCGGGAGGTACACCGATCCCGGTGGCGGGTAACATCGTGGAAGATATCCGGGACGCGCAGGAGCGCGGTGACTTCGATGTTCTCCGGCCGCCTGTCCGTCGATTGAAGGTCGGCGACACCGTGCGGGTAAAGGGTGGGCCACTGTCGGGTCATTACGCTTCAGTAACGAATGTAAAGGGAAAGCGTGCGATCAAAGCTTTCGTGGAGATGTTTGGATCTGTGCGCGAAGTTGAAATTGGACTTGAAAGTATCAGGCGAGTAGCTTAGATTGCCGATCAGCGATTTGCAGCCTGTTCTGCTGGGCGCCGTTGAGTGACCCACGAGGCTTAGGGGAGGTTTCGCAGCTCCCCGCCTCGGCTTTACTTTGCCAAAATTTTAGCAGGCGATGAACTTAGTAGGCGTGTACAAAGAGGTCCGGGCCGATTTCCGGGCCCGTAACTGCAAGGCCAACATTATAACCTGCTTATATCAACTGGGGGGGCCAGCAAGTATTCCCAGTCGGGCGTAGCAGACGCGGCTCCACTCCAGTACTGATGCGCATTATACGAAGCAACTGCGAGTTGGTTCGACACGCTCAGCCAAGTCATGTCGAATTTGAAAGCGTTAGCAGGTTTTACCTCAAAAATAGGTGCGTCCGAAAAGGATCTAACTCGGTCGGCGTCATCAAAGGCAAAGTAAGACTGCAACCTTGACGGCTTTTCCGGAAATTGGGATCGGCGCACGTATTCGAAAACTAACTCGATAGCCGGGTTGTGTTCTAGCGTTGCTTCCGTCTCTGGAATCTGGCGCCAGTTCTGCACAGTTACGAAATCCCACCCGTGGATGGAGAGCCCTTCTGGGAATAGATTCATTACATGCTGGGCGATGTCGTCGGCGGTGAAGTCTCCGCGGTGGGACTTCAGGAACCCTATCCCGGGCACGGGTGGTGAAAGCATCAACGTCAAGGGGCCCTCACGATAGAGACCTCTCCGGTCGGCTGAATAGAGCCTAGGTAGCTGATTATCCATTTAGCATCCTGCTGAGTGAAATGGCCCGGAAGCGCTATTAAAGCATCTTCCGGGTCTTCGATGTGTTGATCTGTGCCCAGGGCAGAGACCCCGACACGCACTGAAGTCACTCCGCCTTTTTAAGGGAGTGAAGCGGGAAAAGTCCCTCGTCCTTCTTCCATGACGCTTTGTCTTGGATAAACCAGTCGCATTTGGCGCTATCGTAATCGGCATAATTGTACTGGCCGACAGCGTTGACGGTCATTAAGGGACCGCCCGATTTCAACATGACAATGTCGCCAACTTTAATTTCGTTGCTCACCGTGAATCAGCCTCCGATTGAAAACGATCGAGCTAATCAAACATAGGACGTGCTGGCAAGCGTGAGTCCTTCATCCTAACGCGACTATTGGCGATTTCATTGGTGCATCTTTCGACGCTGCGCCATTCCAAGTCCCGCCGCGGGCAAAGCGGTTTTCCATTTCTCCATAGGTGACGTGATGGCTGATGCGGACGCGCCAAAGACCGGCCGGCCTTCGCTGTATTCCGAAGACCTGGCAGACACGATATGCGAGCGGCTCACTCACGGCGAAAGCCCCCGGTCCGGGTCATCTAACGGCGCATGAACAGGACTAAGCCTTTCCTCCTCCGGCAATCCACAGCAGTCAGGAACACAAATCAGGCGGACGCGGCTGGGATAAGTGGGACCGGCCACCAGTAATGCACTTCATGGCGCAAGTCATCGTTCCAGCCCCACCAGCGCCCATGCTTGTCGTCGTAACCGTGGTGGCCGTAGGCTTTCGCTTGCTCTTCCATGTGCGGTTCGCATTCCTCGTAGGTCCGCCCGCCCAAGGCCAACAGTTCATCACAGATCAATTCATCGTCTCGGTTCTGAACGCTGTGTTTGATGATGAACACGTGCGGATCTCCAACGGCTTGCGCTGCAATACAACAGGAAAGCAACAGGTAAGTGATGGCTGGTCAATCGCAATGGGGTCAACAGACTCGCGACGACATTCTCGACAAGCTCTCAATCGGAAAGAGCCTTCGTGAAATCTGCAATGCAGAAGGAATGCCCTCTGAGAGCCTCGTTCGCAAATGGGTGATGCAGGACGAGGACTTCGGTGCGCAATACGCCCGCGCGCGCGAAGCCGGCATGGAAGCCCTCGCCGACGAAATCCTCCAGATTGCCGACAGCCAGGAGGGCGACGTTCTCAAGAACGAAGACGGCCGGGAAATCGTCAACCACGATGCCATCCAGCGGGCGAGGCTGCGCGTCGATACCCGCAAATGGCTCATGAGCAAGATTGCTCCGAAGAAGTACGGTGATCGGCTTGACCTCAATCACTCCGGAAGCATCGGCGCTCTCTCAGATGACGCCCTCGATGCTCGCCTCGCTAAACTCCTCGGAAAAGCTGGAATTGCTCCAGTTGCTGGAGGAGAAGGCGAGACGGAAGAAGCAAAACCTGCTGGCGAACTATAGCCCGTACGCGAAACAGCGCGAATTCCACGCGGCGGGGAAGGGATATCGCGAGCGGCTGTTTATGGCCGGCAACCAGCTCGGGAAGACGCTCGCCGGCGCCGCTGAAGCCGCAATGCACCTGACAGGGGAGTATCCGAAGTGGTGGGATGGACATCGGTTCTCAGGGCCGATTGTCATGCTCGCCGGTTCCGAATCCTACGAACTGACGCGTGACGGCGTGCAGCGGCTCATGATCGGGCCACCGATGAACCCAGAGGACTGGGGAACCGGCTATGTTCCGAAAAAGGCGATTGTCACCACCACCAAGCGCTCAGGCGTATCTGGTGCGCTCGATAGCGTGTCGGTTCGCCATGTCACTGGTGGCGTCTCGACACTGCTGTTCAAGGCATACGAACAAGGCCGGTCGAAGTGGCAGGCCAACACAGTCAACTTCGTTTGGTTCGATGAAGAGCCGCCGCCAGACGTCTATTTCGAGGGCATCACACGAACCAATGCGACGGGCGGTTTGATCACCGTCACGTTTACGCCGCTGAAGGGGATGAGCGAAGTGGTCCGACGCTACACCAAGCCTGGTGACGATCCTGGCGCCGTAGACCGCAACGTCACGACGATGACGATCGACGACGCCGCGCACTACACGCCGGAGGAGCGGGCAAAGATCATCGCCAGCTATCCGGCTCATGAGCGCGAAGCTCGCACGAAGGGCATTCCGACGCTGGGATCGGGACGCATCTTCCCGGTGACGCAGGAGAGCATTTCCGTCGTGCCGTTCGAGATCCCGAAGCATTGGGTTCAGATCGGCGGCATTGACTTTGGATGGGATCACCCGACCGCTGGCGCCGCTCTGGCGTGGGACCGCGATGCAGACGTGATCTACGTCACGAGGGTTTACCGGCAGCGAGAGGCAACGCCGATCGTGCACGCTGCAGCGCTCAAAGCCTGGGGGAACTGGCTTCCATGGTCGTGGCCGCACGATGGCAACAACGACATGGCCGCAGGACCTAACCTCGCGTCTCAATACAGGGCACAAGGGCTGAATCTGCTGCCGGAAAAGGCGACGTTCGACGACGGCAGCAATAGCGTCGAGGCGGGCCTTATGGACATGCTCGACAGGATGATCACCGGGCGCTGGAAAGTGTTCTCGACGTGTCCGGAGTGGTTCGACGAGTTCCTTCTCTACCACCGTAAGGATGGGAAGGTCGTCAAGGAGATGGACGACGTGATTTCAGCGTCCCGCTACGCCTTGATGATGAAGCGGTTTGCCAAGGTCAAGGCAGACGCCGCGGCATGGAAGTTTTCGGAACGGAAGGTTATTTGATGGCTGCGATGCAGAAACAGCAGATTGCTGCCCAGGTATCGCAGCTGGTCAAGGACTGCGAGAACTATCGGGACGAGCTGTCGGTCGATCGCATAAAGGCGATGGAGTACTACGACGGCACGATGAAGGACACGCCGGCCGATCCGAACCGGTCGAAGGTCGTTTCGCGTGATGTCCGCGCGGCCATCAAGAAGGTGCTGCCGTCGCTCATTCGCACGATCCTCGGCAACGACAAGGTCGTCGAATACCAGCCGGTCAACGAGGGCGACGAGGCCGCAGCAGAGCAGGCAACGGATTACGTCAACTTCGTCGTGTTCCCCGAGAGCGATGGTTATGACGCCGTACAGGACGCCGCGCACGACGCGCTGAAGCTCCGCAACGGCATCATCCGCTGGTGGTACGATAAGAAGCGGAAGGTTCAGGTCTCCAAGCATACCGGGCTTGACGAACAGGCGCTGGTTCAGCTCGTCGCCGACGATGATGTCGAGGTGCTGGAGCAGGAGCAATACGAGGAGCAGATCGACACGGCGCAGGGGCCGCAGCCGGTCGCGCTCTTCAACGTCAAGATCAGACGCACCACGGAATATGGCTGCACCAAGCTCGCCGCGGTGCCGCTCGAGGAGTTCCTGATCCATCCGGACGCCATCTCGATCGACGACAGCCCGATAACGGGCATGAAGACGCGCCTGCGCCGCTCCGATCTGGTCGAGATGGGATACGATCGGGAGAAGATCGACAGCTTCCCGGCCTCTGGCTCGGATATCGATGAGGAAGAAGAGGAATTCACCCGCAGGCGCGATGCCTTCGACGAGAATGACTCCATCGTCAAGGCGCTGCAGGAGGTCGATTACTACGAGCTCTATGTGAAGATCGACGCGGATGACGACGGCATTGCGGAACTGCGCCGCATGTGCTTCGCCGGCGGCCTGGCGGAGGTCAATCTCCTCGATGATGAGGAATGGGACGAAGTCCCGTTCGCAGACCTGATCGTTGAACGCCGGCCGCATCAACGCGAAGGCAACTCGGTCGCCGACGACATGGCCGAAATCCAGCGCGTCAAGACCGTGCTGATGCGCCAGACGCTGGATAACCTCTATTGGCAGAACAACCAGCAGCCCATCGTTCAGGAGGGCACGATTGCCAACCCGGAAGCCGTGCTTAATCCGAAATTCGGGCAGCCGATCCGCGTCAATCAGGGCATCGATGTCCGCGGGGCCATCGGCTACAACACCGTGCCTTTCGTCGCCGAGCAGTCTTTCGGCATGCTCTCCTACCTCGATCAGGAGGCAACCGACCGCACCGGCATTTCCGACGCTTCCGCCGGCATGGCCCCGGACGCACTTCAGAACATGACGGCTAAGGCCTCGTCGATGATCGAGGCGGCAGGGGTAGGCCAGACGGAATTGATGGTCCGCACGTTCGCACAGGGCCTCAAGCGCGTGTTTCAAGGCCTCCTGCGGCTGGTGATCAAGCACCAGGACAAACCGCGCACGGTGAGGCTGAGAAACCAGTGGGTGACCTTCGACCCGCGCCAGTGGAATGCGGAGATGGATGTCACCGTGAACACCGGGCTTGGCGCCGGCACGCGTGAGCGGGACATGATGATGATGCAGGTCGTCGGTGCGCAGCAGGAGAAGCTGCTTGCGGCTTACGGGCCCGTCAACAATCCGTATGTCTCCGCAGAGAACATCTGGAATTCGGTGTCGCGCGGTGTCGAAGCCGCCGGCCTCAGGACCCCGGACCTGTATTTCACCAAGCCGACGCCGGAGCAGATCGAACAACTGCAGAAGGCGCAGGCGGAAAAGCCCGATCCGGAAATGGAGAAGGTCAAGATCAAGGCCCAGGCCGACCAGCAGAAGGCCCAGCTCGACGCCCAGCTCCAGCGCGAGAAGATGCAGCAGGAGGCGCAGCTTGAAACGCAGCGCATCACTCAGGAAATGGCGCTGAAGCGCTACCAGATCGAGCAGGAAATACAGCTCAAGCGGCAGACCAACGCCATGCAGATGCTGACGCGTGATCCGGTATCGAGCGTGAACATCGGCGGAGATCCGGGCTGATGCGGCAGGAAGACAAGACCGCAGCCGCCCGAGTGCTGCTCGACATGCCGCTCTTCCATCTCCTGATGGACGAACTCGAAATGGCGGCCGTCAACGGCTGCGTGAACGCCAAGAACACAGATCATGATGCCCGCGCCGCCTTTGCGGCCGAAGTGCGGGCCATCCGAAATCTCAAAGGCAAGATCAAGTTCCTCGCCGAGGGACAATCCTCTGCCGATGGGAAGGGCGCCCCGGCATAGGGCCGCGGCCAAACCTAAAAGGCAAAGCCAGACATGACAGACGCAGCCACCAACTCCCCTTTCGTGGGGGAGAGTGATAGCGGTCGCCCCGCACTCAGCTTCGATGACGCTGTGAACCTCGACTTCGCCGAGTCCTCCGAGACCAACGAGCCGGAAGAGGAAGAGCAGCAATCGACGAATGCGACGGATGAGGCCTCTGAAGATGGCCAAGAGACCGACAATCCCGCAGCCGAAAGCGACGAGTCTGCCGAGCCCGAAGAAGAGGGCGCGGAGACCAACGAAGCCCAGGACACCATCATTACCCTGAAAGGCGGTGAGCAGGTTCCTCTTGAGGAGCTGAAGCAGGGTTATTTGCGGGAGAGTGACTACCGCCGGAAAACTCAGGAGCTCGGCAACAAGCGCGGATCTCTTGAGGCCATGACCACCCGCGTCGCCTCTACGGCGAACGCCATCGCAGAATTCCTGATCCAGCAGCTACCGCAAGAGCCATCGCGAACTTTGGCGATGCAGAACCCGAACGAGTACACGCGCGCAAAGGCCGTTTACGACTCGGCTCTGGAACAGGTTCAGCGTCTCATCGACATGAGCGCCGAGCCGAAGAACGTTGCAGGCGAGCTCAAGAACGCCGTCACAGAGGAAACTCTCGCGGCCGAGAACGCCAAGCTGCTCGAAGCCTTCCCGCATTTGGTAAAGGACGAAGCCCGAGAGAAGTTCTTTTCCGACGCCTTCAAGGTCGGCGAGGATCTCGGCTTCAGCCCGGATGAGATGCAGGGCTTCACCGATCACCGTTACTTCAAGGTCATCCACTACGCCCAACTCGGTCTCCAGGCAGAGCAGGCGAAGAGCAAGGCCATGACGAAGGTGGCGAACGCCCCGCCGGCCACGGCGAAGGCCAAGCCGAACGGGCCGGTTAACCCGCAGGCGCGCAAGAATCAGGATGCGATGAAGAGGTTGTCAAAAACCGGGTCGATCAAGGACGCGATGTCGATCGACTTTGAATAACCCATCTTCAAAGGATCAGAACCATGGCAGCTCTCGCCAATACCTTCCAGACCACGAATGCGGTCGGCAACCGTGAAGAACTCTCCGACGTGGTGTCCCGCATCACGCCGGAAGACACCCCGATCTATTCGCTCATCGAAAAGGGCAAGTGCGTTTCCGTCCATCCCGAGTGGGAAACGGACGAACTCGCCGCGCCGGCCGCGAACATCAAGCCTGAGGGCGACGAATACACCTTCGGCGCCATCACCCCGCCCGAGCGCATGGGCAACTATACCCAGATCATGCGCAAGGAGTGGATCATCTCCCGCACGCAGGAAACGGTGAGCAACGCCGGTAACGCTGAAAAGCGGAAGTATCAGAAGCTGAAGAAGGGCGTCGAAATCCGCAAGGATGTCGAGTTCGCCATCGTCGACACCAACGCTTCTGTGGCAGGCTCGACCCGCGAATTCGGCTCGCTGAATACCTGGATCGAGACCAACGTCTCCCGCGGTGCCGGTGGCGCCAACGGCGGTTTTGACTCCGGTACCGGCCTGACCGTTGCCCCGACCGGTGGCACGCAGCGCGCATTCACGAAGACCATCCTGGATAGCGTGATGCAGTCGGGCTACCAGAGCGGCGCCAACTTCCGTCACGTCTCGGTGTCGCCCTACGTCAAGAGCGTGTTCGTCACGTTCATGTCGGACGCCAACGTGGCCCCGTTCCGCTATGCCGTCTCCAAGGGCGGTGAGCGCAACACCATCGTTGCGACGGCCGACTACTACGAAGGCCCGTTCGGCACGGTCATGATCCACCCGAACCGCGTTCAGGCGGTGGGTGCGCAGCAGGCGCGCAATGCCTTCTTCCTTGACACCGACATGGTCGAATTCCTCTGGCTCGACAAAATCCAGGAAGACAAGAAGGTCGCCAAGACCGGCGACGCTGACAAGGGCGTGATCATCGGCGAGGGCACGCTGAAGGTGAAGAACGAGAAGGGCCTCGGCGTCGCTGCCGACCTCTTCGGGCTCGACGTCGACAGCTAATCGGCTTCGGTCATCATCAACAGGGGCGGGCTTCGGCTCGCCCTTCCCATTCCAAGGAGAGACAACATGGCAGAAGCCAAAAAGACCCCCGTCAAGCTGCTCTACGACGTGTGGTTTGAAGAAAACAAGCGCACGCCCGCCGGTACGGTGGTCGAAGTGGCGGTTTCCGAGGCAAAGAAGCTTATCGATGCCGGCAAGGCCGAGCGCGCCGATCCGCTTCCCGGAGACGCCGAATGATCATCCGAGACGGAGAGTGGACGCTCTTTGACCACGACATGACGACCGGCCGCTCCGTCTGGCACTATTTCGACGGGGAGAAGGACGTTTTCCGCGTCGATTATCCGATCACGAACATCGTCAACCAGAACCAGGCGGTTCGCAATGAGGCGAACCGCGCATGGGCCGGGGACTGGCACCGCGTTGCCTCAATCCCGCTCAACATCGCCTATGACTCCGGCCTCGTGCAGGCCCACACAGAGGGCAACGACCGCTATGTGAAGCGGTTCCTCAACAGTTCCGATAACCGCGCCTGGCGGACGAAAGAGGGGCATCTATGACCATCTCGGACTATGCGTCCCTTCTGGTGGATGCCGGCGAGTATTCGGGGCGTGAGGACATCGCGCACATCTACCCGCGCCTGCTCGGCCTCGCAGAGCTCAAGCTGAACCGCGGGCTTCGCGTCGCCGACATGGAAGTGACCGACGAAATCTCTCTGGTCGACGGCGACGGCACGCTTCCACCTGACTTTCTCGAGGCGCGCGAGGTCAAGAACGCAGCCGGCATTCCCATTCGTTCGGTGTCGCTGCAACAGTTGACGAACAGCTATATGGACCGGAGCGGCACGACGCCGATCGGTTACGCCATCGTCGGCAGCACGATCAAGGCGCGGCCGATCTCCGATCAGGACCTTACCGTCACCTATTACGGGCGCATTCCGGCGCTGACGCCGTCGAACCCGACGAACTGGCTCTTGGAGAAGGCGCCCGACGTCTATCTCTTCGCGCTGGTCTACGAAATTGCGGTCTGGGGCAAGAATGTCGACGGCGCCACGGCCGCGCAGCAACTGATGATGATGGCGCTCAGTGGGCTGAAGATCGAGGACGAGCGCAGCCGCTGGGGCAATGCGCAATTGGTTGTCGGAGGGCCGACCCCATGACCTTGCTGACAGCGATCAATGAAGCGTGCGACATCGTTTCTCTCTCCCAATTCGACAACGTCTATGGCTCCGACGAGCCGAACGCGCAGACGATGGTTGCCATGGCGCAGGAAGCCGGCGACGAGATTGCCCGCCGGGCCGACTGGCAGAAGACGCTGAAATTCCACACTCTCACCGCGTCCCCCGAGAACCTTCCGAGCGACTTTCAACGCCTGACGCCGGGCGGCTCGATCAGGACGTCGGCCGGAGCCTTCATTCGGCCGGTCACCAACAGCGGCCAATGGGCGGTCATCGTCGGCATTCCCTCGGCGCAACCTTATTTCTTCGTCAAGGGCGGCCAAGTGCTGATTTCTCCCGCGTCGGCCGCTGCTGGCGCGGTGATTGACTATGTTTCGAAGAACTGGGTTCTGCACGATCCGGACGGCCCGCAGGCGACGTTCTCGGCCGATGACGACACCACCCTCTTTCCCGAGCGTCTTCTCGTGAAGGGCATCATCTGGCGCTGGAAGAGGCAAAAGGGCCTTTCCTACGAGGACAACCTCGCAGAGTTCGAAGCTGACCTCGCGCAGGAGATCAATGCCGACAGGGGGGCAGGATGAGAATTCAGCCCAGACCGGCCCGCATAGGGCAATCCAATCGCGGGGCGGTCTCTATCGGCCGTCAGCAGTCATCGCAGCCAGTGACCTTCCCTGCACCAAAGGGAGGCCTTGTCACCACGGCGGACATGGCATCGCAAGAACCCGGCTCGGCAACCGTGCTCCGCAACTTCCTTCCGACGCTGACGGGGTGCAAGATCCGTGGCGGATCGCAGAAGAAGGGCCTGGCGGCGGGCGGCGGCGATGTAAAGAGCGCGTTCAAGTACAAGTATGGCAGCAATGAAAAGCTGTTCATGGCGACGGCGACCGGCATTTTCAACATGACCTCGCCGGCCGCGCCTCCGACCACCACGGCGGCGGATGTTTCGGGAATGAGCGGCGGCGATTGGTGCGCCTTCCAGCATACGAACGCCGGGACCTCCTGGCTGGTCTGCCTCAATGGCGCCAACGACCGACAGCTTTACAACGGTACGACGTGGACGACGACACCGGCCATCACCTTCACCGATGGCACGACGATGCCGCAGCTCAATTATGGTTGGCTCTTCAAGAACCGGGAATTCTTCCTCAAGAACGGCACGCTCGACGCCTATTACCTGCCCGTCAACGCGATCGGTGGCGCGGCCGTGGTGTTCCCGCTTGGCGGAGTGATGAAGAAGGGCGGCTCTCTGCTGACCGGCTTCTCCTGGTCGCTGGAAAGCGGCGACGGCCTTTCCGACCTCTGCGTCTTCCTTTCGACTGAGGGCGAGATTGCCGTCTATGCCGGCTCCGATCCGTCGAGCGCTTCGGATTTCGCGCTGAAGGGCGTCTATCAGATCGGCAAGCCGCTAGGGAAGAACGCATGGATTCGGGCAGGGGGTGACATCCTCATTGCCACGACGGACGGCCTCACGCCGATGTCGCAGGTGTTCCAGCGCGACCGGCAGGCGCTTTCGCTCGTCTCCGTATCCCGCCCGATCGAGGATGATTGGCGCAAGGCCGCGAACGCCACCGGAACCGGCTGGACGCTGAAGCAGTGGCCCGAGCAGAACCTCGTCTTTGTGGCCTTCCCGGAAAACACAGTCGTCACCGACACGACCTATGTCCTGAACGTGCTCACCGGCCGCTGGGCCACGATCAGCAATTGGCAGGCGCTCTGCTATGAGACGCTGCAAGGCGGCCTCTTCTTCGGCTCTCTCGACGGCTACATGTGGCAGGGCGACGCCGGCGGCACGGATGACGGGCTGACCTTCTCGGCGACCTATCTCTCGCAGTTCTCGCCCGCGGGGCAGTTCGGCCAGCGTTCGACGGCGACGCTCGCGCACATGTATTTCCGGGCGAAAACCAGCCCCAAAGTGCGGCTGTTCGCCCGGGCTGACTATGACCGCTCGACGCCGACCTTTGCCACGGCGACCGAAGGCGACGCAACCTCTTCGGAATGGGATGTTGGCCTCTGGGACGTGGCGATCTGGGACGGCACGAGCGAAGTGCAACGCTATGACTTCCGCCAGAACGTTCGGGCCACCGGCGACATGATCGCGGTCGGCTGCGTCATCACCTCCGGCGGCACCTTCAAGCTCGATATCGAGGTTGACCTTGCCACGGTTCAAGTCTCAATCGGGGAGGCCAGCGCCTGATGATGCCGAGCGAACCGGAAGCCGTGCGGGCTGCGCTTCTACGCTGGACGCGCGGCGATGTGGCCGCGGCCGACTTCCTGAGCGAGATTTCCGAGGTCGCGCGTCTCGCAGACGACATTGTCGATGAGGACGAGAACCGGCAGCGCAATATCTGCTGGCTGCTTGTCCGGACGCTCACGGTGCTGCCGCTGAACCCGTTTTTTATCCGCCATGCCGCGACCCTGGCGCCGCTGATGAACAACGTCATCGTGCAATGGCAGTTGAGCGATGAGTGGCGGTCCTCTCGGGACGCACTGAAGCGGCAATTCGGCTTCGTCATGCGCGAGGCGGTCGGCTCGATCGTTACCGCTGTAGCGGCGATCTGCGGCGGCTACGACCACGCCAAGACCACAACGGAAGACTTCTTTGAACTCTGCCATTCCGGCTCGCGAGAGACCGTCGAAGACTGGATAAAGGATTGAGACATGGGCCTTTACGGTAGCGCTCCGGAAGCTCCGGACCCGCAAAAGACGGCGTCCGCTCAGACGGCGACGAACATCGGGACCGCAGTTGCCAACAACGTCATGGGCAACGTGAACCAGGTAACGCCCGATGGCAACCTGACGTACACCTATACGACCCAGAAGTGGACGGACCCGACCAGCGGCAAGGTCTATGACCTTCAGGTCCCGACCGCGACGCAATCCCTGTCTCAGCAGCAGCAGGCGATCAAGAATCAGACCGACGCCGCCGAACTGAACATGGCGACGCTCGCCAACAATCAGTCGGGCAAGCTGAACGATCTGCTCGGCAAGCCAATCAACATCTCCGGCGCCCCGGCCGGCGGGAACGCTGGCGCTATCGGGCTGCCGCAATACCAGCAGTTCGGCAGCGGGCCGAAGCTACAGACCAGCCTCGGCAATTACGGCAACGTTCAATCCTCGATCGCTGGCGCCGGCAATATTCAGAAGCAGGTTGCCGACAGCGGCAAGATACAGAACCAGCTCGGCAATGCCGGCGATATCACCCGCAGTTATGAGACTGACTTCAGCGCCGACCGGCAAAAGGTCGAGGATGCGTTGATGCAGCGCCTGAACCCGCAGATGGAGCGGGATCGCGCCGCTCTGGAAACGCGGTTGACCAACCAGGGCCTGCAGCCCGGCTCGGAAGCCTATAACCGGGCCATCGACGAGGCGAACCGATCTTCCACGGATGCGCGCCTCGGGGCCATCCTGAGCGCAGGGCAGGAGCAATCCCGTCTTGCCGGGCTCGCCAATCAGTCGGCAGCCTTCCAGAACTCAGCCCAGCAGCAGGCCTATAACCAGCTTCTCGGCTCCGGGCAGTTCGCCAACTCTGCACAGGCGCAGCAGTACGCCCAGAACGCCAACAACATGCAGATGGGCAATTCCGCCCAGCAACAGCAGTTCGGGCAGAACCAGGCGCAGCAGCAGGCGAACAACGCCGCGCAGCAGCAGAAGTTTGGCCAAGGGTTGGCCGGTGCTCAGTTCGGCAACGACGCTCTGCAGCAGCAGTACCAGAACCAGAACACGGCGACGGCCGGTAACAACGCCCTGCAGGATCAGAGCTTCAACTCGCAGCAGTCGAAGTTCAACATGCAGAACCAGCAGCGGGCGCAGTATCTGAACGAGCTTTACGCCCAGCGCAACCAGCCGATCAACGAAATCATCGGCCTCATGTCGGGCGCGCAGGTCAACAGCCCCAGCTTCGTGCCGACGCAGAGCAACCCAATGCCGACCGTCGATTATGCCGGACTCGTGCAGCAGGACTATGCGAACAAGATGGGGGCATACAATCAGCAGCAAGCCGGCATGCAGAGCCTCTTCGGCGGAATGCTCGGCTTTGGCGGCCAGCTTGCCAGCCTCTCGGACAAGAACGCCAAGAAGGACATCAAGAAAGTCGGCGGCCTCTATGAGTATCGCTACAAGGGCGACGGCAAGAACGCTCCGAAGCGTATCGGTGTGATGGCGCAGGAGGTGGAGAAGATCCGCCCCGATGCTGTATCGCGCCGCCCTGACGGTCTTCGACAGGTCAACTACGGCGCCCTCTTCAATGCAGGAAAGCGCAAATGATGGGCTATACCGGCTATGGCGCAGCACCCACGCGCGAGGAATTGGCGAAGCGGCTACAGGCGCAGATCATGGGCCAAGCTCTTCCCCAAACGATCGGTGGGGGCATGGGCATGCTCGGCGCCGGCCTAGCTGCCAATTTCGCAAAGCAGAATGCTGCATTCCCGACCGCTCCGGGCGCCGCAAAGCCGTCTCTGATGACTGGCTTGGCTAATTTCTTCACTGGCGGCCGCAATGGAGGTCTTTACTGATGGCCCTTTCCTTCTTGTTCGGCGGCAACACCAAAGAGACGCCGGAATCCATCAAGCGCAAGCGTGAGCTGGCAATGGCGATCATGGGCGCCTCGCCCGCGCCGAAGAACATCGGCGAGGGCCTGAACGCGCTAGGCTCAGGCATTGTTGCGGGTGTCATGAACCGGCGCGCCAATAAGGCGGAAGACGAGGGCCGCGCCTCTGCGGATACGGTTTTCAAGAGCGCGATGCAGGGCCAGCTTGCCAGCCAGATCATGGGAACCGCGCCATCGAGCATGGGGATCAATCCGGCGAGCGGCGGTGCATCTGGCGGTTCCGGCTCCTATCGTGACGCCATTGCCTCGATCGAGAGCGCCGGGAGCGGCGATTACAGGGCTGTCGGCCCGACGCACCCGAAGATGGGCCGTGCACTCGGCCGATACCAGATCATGGAGGCCAATGTCGGGCCATGGTCGCGCGAAGTGCTCGGTCGCGAGGTGACCCCCGACGAGTTCATGGCGAACCCTCAGCTTCAAGACGCCATTTTCGACGGGAAGTTCAACAGCTACGTGCAGAAGTTCGGGCCGGAAGGCGCGGCGCAGGCGTGGTTTGCAGGCCCCGGCGGCGTCGGCAAGACGAACCGCAAGGACTCCCTCGGGACAGACGTCGGCACCTATGGGCGCAAGTTCATGAGCGCGCTCGGTCCCCAGGCGCAGCAGCCGACAGAGGTAGCCAGCCTTAACCCTGCAGCCGGCATGCCTCCGCAGACGGCCACAGGCGCGGTCAACGCTATGGCGGCCGGAGGTGGCGCTGTTATCGCCGATGAGTCTCAATACTCGCCAGAGGACAGGGCGCGCCTTGCCGCTCTGCGCGGTCCCGCACCTTCTTCCGTCCCTTACAGCGGCCCAGGCGCGCGCATAGACACGCCCACGGCTATCTACGACGACAAAGGTTTCCGTATGGAGCCGCAGGGCCAGCGGCCGCAGCAGGCCACGCCGTCCTTGTCGGACGAGATGGTAGCCTTTGAGCAGACCCCCGAGTACCGGGCGCAGTTCCCCGGCATGAACGCGCAGCAGCCTCCGCAGGGACCAATCCAGAACGCCCCGCAGCAGCAGTCTGCTATTCCCCCGCAGCTCCAGGGCTCTCAACAGCTCGCCAACGGCCAAGGCGGCATCATGCCCGCACTGATGGGCGGGGCACCCGCTTCGCCCGAGCAGGTCGCGCAGGCGCAGGCAATGGGGCAGCAACAGCCGCCGCAGCAGGCACCGGCACAGGGTGGGCCGGATAAGATGGCTCTCCTTCAGGCCCTGAGCAATCCGTGGCTGTCGCAGGAGCAGAAGGCCGTCCTCCAAACGCTCTATCAGCAGCAGGAGCAGGAAGAGCAGGCAGCCCGCGAGCAGCAGATTTGGCAGCAGCGCCAGCAATACGAGCAGGAAGCGAAGCGCAATGATCCGTCTTACCAGCTTGGGCTGAAGAAGACCCAGGCCGAACTGGATCAGATGGGCAAGCCGGAATATCGGACGCTCACGCCGGAAGAGCGCGAGCAATACGGCATTCCCGACACAGATCAGCGTCTCTATCAGGTCTCTCGCGGCGGCAAGATCGATGCTGTCGGCGGCGCCGGCCAGACAATCAATGTTGGCAACGAGATTGATGCTCGTAAGGCCGCAGCAGCAGAGCTAGGGCTTTCTCCGGACGACCCACGCTATGAGTCGTTCGTACTAACCGGGAAGTTCCCGCGTGAAGACTCCCAGTCTCTTACGGCGACTGACAAGAAGGCTATCCTGGAAGCGGATGAGATGGTGGCGGCAAACCAAAGCGCCCTCGATGCCCTTTCGCAAGCAGAAGGGCTTTCCGACGAAGCGAATAGCGGCTGGTTTGCTGGCGCTCGGGCGTCGATCGGCAACAATCTGCCTGACTGGATGGTGCCGGACATCGTTTCGAGCCCGCAAAGCTCCCAGGCCACGACCGATATGGACAACGCCATCATTGGTCAGGCCATCACGCAGCTCAAGACCATCTTCGGCGGGAACCCGACAGAGGGCGAACGAAACATTCTCCTCGAACTTCAGGGTTCGTCGACCATGCCTCGAGAGGTCCGCAAGCAGGTGTTTTCCCGCGCTCGAGCGTTGGCCGAAAAGCGGCTGCAGTTCAACAATGATCGAGCAGCCGATTTGCGCGGCGGCACCTACTATAAGCCTGATCGGGCGCCCGCGACTGGTCAGAACATTGATGATCTCCTGAAGAAGTACGGAACGCCCTGATGGCCACTCTCGATCAACTTTCCAATGCTCTGATCAATGCCGATCGGGCTGGCGATGTCGAAGCCGCGCGGGCGCTCGCGGCTGAGATTTCGCGCATGCGCGCAGCGTCACCGGAGACACCGTCCACTTTGCCGCAAACGCAGCAGCCGCTGGAGCCGCAACAGGTGGATGCTCGCGGTAACTGGCTTGGGCGTGCTGATACGTTCATCCGAGGCGCTGCGGACACGATGTCGTTCGGGCTGGCTGATGAAATTGCCGCCGGCGGGGATGCGCTCTTCAATCCTCTCTTCGGAACGGGTCAGGACGGCGGCTCGCTTGCCGAGCGATACGACAGAAACCTGAAAGCACAGCGCACGACGGACGAGATCGATGCCAAGAAGCGAACGGCCGAGCGTCTCACGGGTCAAATTCTCGGGGCCGTCGGCGGCGGGGTTGGGCTTGCGCGGAACGGCCTGTCAGCGACAACAAACGCGATCAAAGCCAGCAAGGGGCTAGCCGGCGTCACCAAGGCGTCTGCTATTGAGGGTGCTGTCCTTGGAGCCGCCCAAGGCTTCGGCAGTGGGCAGGGAATTGAGGATAGGCTCTACAATTCTGGCTTAGGCGGTTTTGCGGGAGCGGGTGTTGGTGGCGCACTTCCAAGCGTTGCGACGGCTGTTGCCGGAGCGGCTAAGGGGGTGACTGCACCCCTTATTGCTCCCTTCCGCCCCGCCGCATACACCGACAAGGCCCTCCGAACCTACTTGCAGCGGTCCGGAAAGACGCCTGAGCAGATCGCAGACATCATGCGTTCGGCGGCTGATGACGGGCAGGGCATGTACACGGTCGCCGATGCGATGGGAAACGCCGGACAGCGTGCGCTTGTCCCCGTCACCAGAACCCCGAATAATGCTCGTCAGGAGGTGACGGACTTTCTCGTTCGCCGTCAGCTCGGTCAGCCTCAGCGACTGGCGAATGCTCTAGCCGAAGGTTTCGACGCTCCGCAGACCTCGGATCAAGTCAGTCGGGCCTTGACGAGCGCCCGCGATATCGAAGCTGACCAGCTCTACACCGCGGCCCGCCGGGGCGCCGGCCCTGTCAACGTGACGCCTATCCTGGACAGGATCGACGAGACCCTATCGCCGGGCGTCAACCGCGTCGTCAGCCCGCGGGACAATATCGGGTATGACACGATCGAGGGCGCGCTTGCCCGTGTTCGCCGGATGATTTCGGACGGGAATTCGCAGGTCACCGATTTCAATGCTCTCTTCCGCGCGAAACTCGATCTCGATGACATGATCACGAAGGCAGAAGGGCAGGGGGCCGGAAACAGGGCGAACTATCTCAGCCAGGTGAAGCGGGAGGTCGATCGGGCGCTTGAAAACGCGTCTCCCGCCTACCGAAATGCCAACGATACGTTTGCCACGCGGAGCAGAGTTATTGACAGCGTGGCGCAAGGTCAGGCGGCAAAGTCGGGCCGCGTCCGGTCAGAGAACAGTATTGAGCAGTTCAATGCAATGACGCCAGACCAGCAACAGGCGTTCCGGTCTGGCTACGTTGATCCGATCATCGCGGACATCGAAAGCCTTCCGATGGGGCCGGCCACAAACCGGGCCCGTGGATTGACCACACCGAAGTATGAGCAGGAGTTTCAGGCGTTCGCCGCTCCGGGCCGTTCTGAACAGCTCGGCAACCGCATCGGGCGCGAGAACCGCATGTTCGAGACGTCGAACGCCGCGCTTGGTAACAGCCGAACCGCTGACAATCTCGGCGACATCGACGACATGGCAAATTTTGACCCGGCTGTCCTCACGAACCTTCTGACCGGAAATTGGAAGCAGGCTGCACTGACGGGTGCTCGCCAGGCTTTCAACGCCGGCAAAGGCCTGCCGCCTCGTGTTGTCGAAAGAGTGGGGCGCTCGCTGGTCGAAACAGATCCTGATCAGGCAATGGCGACACTTAACCGAGTGCGTGGGCAGCAGGTCAGTCGCGATCAGCTCCGCGCGATGATTCTGGAAAGCATGCTGCAGGGGTCGAACGCCGGGATTGCCCGGATCTCACCATAGGTGCTTGAAGCGAACGGAGGCCCAAAGCATCAGCGCCCCCCCGGTCACGAGCCCGACAAGGATCGACCGCCAGTCAAAAGGAACAAAGTAGAGATACCAGGCCCATCCGAGCGCCAGTAATACGAAGAACAGCCGAAAGCTTTCCGGCCGCCGATTAATCTTCGGCTCGCTGGGGTCGTGTTCAATGGTGTGTCGTGGGTTCATTCGCACAACATACACGAGTAGCGGAGAAAATGAAGGCGCGACGTGTAGACGGAACTAATAGCCGCCCGGGCGGGAATACGCGCTTCGCCTTCCACATCTGTTGCCCGCGGCATCACGCTGCCAGTCATATTGGCAATTCCCCTGGTAGGATTTGTACGAGGGATAAGACGGGTAATACGACCCTCCGCCGCAGTTATTGTTCGCGCAGACGGCTACTGCGGTTCCCACCAATGCAACGGCCACGATAGCTGCCGCAGCCTGGTTCTCCCGCTGGACCATGTTGACGCATTCGATTGGGTCGATACGGCGACGCGCGAGCTCGCTGGTAAGCTCCTGCGTAAAGGCGAGATCGGTATTCGTTATGAAAGTTCGGCAGAGCGCTGACTTGCTCACACCGCCAGGATTCTTGCGAAAATCGGCCTGTGTCGTGGTGCAACTCGCCAAGACAAACGTCATCGCTGCGGCAATAGATAGCCGCCCCGCCAAGTAAAAATTCAAGATGTACCCCCTCAGTTCCCCTGAGGCGCACTCAACAACTTATTGGCGACTAGTGTCAATAGACGTCGATACGAGAAAATCTAGCAAAGGCTCCCTCGCGGGGCCTTTTTCTATGGAGAATGCCAATGCCCAGAACTGGTGGCGTCTATTCCCCTCCTGCCGGCACGAAAGGTGTGTCCAACACGACCATTCAGAGCGTGCCCTACAATGCGTTCGTGGACGATCTGACGGCGGACGCCAATGCTGCCAGGCCGGTCACGGCCGGCGGTACTGGTTCGACCACGGCGAGCGGTGCGCGCACGGCGCTCGGGCTGGCGCTCGGTACGAATGTGCAGGCCTTTGACGCGGGACTTCAGTCAATCGCCGGTCTGACGACTGCCGCGGATCGGATGATCTACACGACCGCATCGGATGTCTACGCGACGACGGCATTGACGCCGTTCGCTCGGACAATTCTTGACGATGTGGACGCGGCGGCCGCGCGCACCACCTTGGGTGTGGCCATCGGTACGAACGTCCAGGCGTACGATGCTCTGTTGCAATCGATCGCCGGCCTGACGACTGCCGCAAACCAGATCATCTATCTGACCGCGACCGATACAGCTGCGGTCGCCACAATCACCGCATTCGGCCGCTCGCTGCTCGACGATGCGGATGCCACGGCAGCGCGAAGCACTCTCGGGCTCGGGACCGCCGCCACGCGGAACACTGGAACGTCCGGCGCCAACGTGCCGCTTCTCGATGGTGCGAACACTTGGTCGGGGGCGCAGGTTTTCAACGCCAACCCGACTATCAGCAACAGCGCGCCGTATGTGCGCTTTCAGGACACGACGACATCAGCCTACGACGCGCGCATCAGGCTCGACGCGAACAACGTTTACATCGACGGGTCCGCTGACGGTTCCACCTATGCCGAAGTACTCCGTTTCGAGATGGACACCAAAGCCGGTTACATGACGTCGCTCTTCCTTGGAGCGACCGGCGAGGCGATCCGGCTCAACGCCCCGACTGCCGGCAACGACCCGTATATGTCGTTCTACGTAGCCGGCGTTCGCCAAGCCTATTTCCAGTATGTCGACGGCACCGGGGTCAACCAAGGCCTGAGACTCGTCAACGACGTCGCGACCGGCGGCGACACCGGCTTGACCCTTAAAAACTCGGGCGGCGTAGACAGTCTCGAATTTCAGGTCAACGGTGTCGAATACGTCGTCTATCATTCCGGCAACCTGTCCTCCGCCGATCTGAACGCGATCTACGGTTACACCCCGGCTTCGACGGCGGTTGACATCATCGCTGGCAACGGCCTGACAGGCGGCGGTGCGATTTCGGCCGACCGCACGCTTGCGATGGGCACGCCTTCAACCCTCACGGCAACGTCCACCAACTCCGTCGGTGCTGACACACACGCCCATGACGTCGATTGGGGCGGCGGTGTCGCCTCCATCGCAGCCGGCGCCGTCGGCTCTTATGCCTGGTGTCAGCGCGTCAACAACACCACAGGTTATACCCTCGGGCAAACCGTGCTCGGCACCGATCTTGAGTCGGCAAGCTCATCCAGTGGCGGCGGCGCGGCTCTTTCCGGCACGTGGCGATGCATGGGTAACATCGGCGCCGGCTCGACTGCTGGTGGCTCGCTCAGTCTCTTCTTGAGGATTTCGTGATGGAATTTAGAAACCCCTTCTACAGCCGGCCGGACAATTCGGCGATCAACATGGAGGTCAATCATCCGTCTTTCGGATGGATACCCTTCACGGCGAGAGAAACAGATATTGAGGAGCATTGCCGGCAGCTCTTCGCCGAGGCCAACGCAGGCACGGTCGCGCCATACACGCCGCCGACGCAGGAAGAGGTCCGGGCGAACATGTCGACTCTGACCTCCCGGCAGTTCCGAATCGGTTTGGTCAGGGGTGGATTCACGCTGGCGCAGGTCACCAGCGCGATCGAGGCGATGCCGGAAGGCGCCTCCAAGGAGGAGGCCAAGATCGAGTGGGAATACGCCACCACCTTCGACCGCATGCATCCGCTTATCGCCACGGTAGGCGCCGCGCTCGGGCTCTCCGACGAGCAGATTGACGCCATGTGGGTGGCTGCTGTCGACCTCTAAACGCTCCCCGAAGGACTGATGACGATGAAAATGACCGTGCAGTCTCTGCAGCGGCGCTTGATCGCGCTCGGCTATCCGCTGCCGAAATTCGGGGCAGACGGAGACTTCGGCGACGAGACGGGGGTGGCCGTCAGCAAGGTCTTAGATGACCTGGAGCGGTTGCGCGGCGCCAAGCCCGTGGAAGCGTCTAAACCAGCGCCTCTGGCCCCCTCTGGTCGAAAGAGCGAGGTTCCCGCCGAATGGATGCCAGATGCCAAGATGGAGAGGATCATTCTCCACTGGACGGCGGGCGCCCACAAGGCCAGCGAGTTCGATCGGGGGCATTATCACATCCTCATCGAGGATGACGGCAAGCTTATCCGCGGCCTACCCTCGATCAAACTCAACGAGGCGCCGGCGAAGAAGGGATATGCCGCCCATACGCTCGGCGCGAACTCAGGCTCGATCGGCGTCTCCCTGTGCTGCATGGGCGGTGCGAACGAGGCGCCATTCGATCCGGGCAAATATCCAATGACCGGCGCTCAGTGGAACGCGCTGACATCCGTCGTCGCCGACCTCTGCCGCCGGTACTCCATCCCGGTCACTGACAAGACCGTCCTCTCTCATGCCGAGGTGCAGAACAACCTGGGCATTCAGCAACGCGGAAAATGGGATTTCACGCGCCTCGCGTTCGATCCTTCCGTGAAAGGCGCAAAGGCCTGCGGCGACAAGCTGCGCGCCGAAGCGAAAGCCAAGCTCTAACCCCTCCCAACATCAAAGGAACCAAACATGCGTTCACTGATCTTTGCATCGGTGGCGGCGCTTTCGCTCGCCTCCTGCACGACGACCGGCTCGATCGACTCGGCCATTCAGAAGAACCTCCCGCAGGTCTGCTCGGCGGCCGCAACGGCTCACTCGGCATTCCTGATCGTCGCCAGCACCGGCAACATCAAGTCCCGAACGATTGCCCGCGAGGCTGCGGCCTGGTCGGCGCTTGACGTCGTCTGCAAGAGTCCCAGCAGCGTCACCGCCGCGACCGCGCTCGTGAAGGCGGCCGAAGCCTATGCGGCAATCACGATCGCCCTGCGCGAAGCCAAACCCTCGGAATAAGGAGAGACCTTCATGAACATATCGAAAGCCATTGCCGCCGCTGCTGGTGGCGCTCTGACCGGAACCGCCGGTCTGCCCTTCATGCCGGAGGGTACGCCCTGGTATGGATACCTGGCGCTCTACGCGCTGACGATCGGGCTGCCGGCGCTGCTGACCTGCATCGCGCCGAAGAACACGCAGTAACGACACCACCACAGGCCGGCTCTCATTCTCGGGGGCCGGCTCTTCACCGTGGCATTTGCATACGAGGGCAGGGGATTGGCTGAACAGGAACCCGAAAAGATGGTCGCGACTCCGAAATGGAGGTTTGAATATAACCTCAACACCCTCGTCATTCTGATTGGCTTTGCAACTGGCATTGCCGCTTGGGGCGCCACATGGGAGCGCCTAAGCGCAAACCAGGAAGTGCACGCCTCGTCAATCGATCGCCTCGATAAGCGATTGACGGCCGCGGAAGTCTCCCTCCGGCAGATCGACAATCACGAGCTCCGGATCTCGGCGGTGGAGAAGCAAGCGGCCGAAGCGGCGACTTCGATGAAGGCCGTGGAGACGACGCTGAATAATCTCAGCTCCGACATGCGGCTGGTGAGGGAAATTCTACAGCGCCTTGAAGACAACGGGCGCCAGGGAGAATCCATGCAACTTCGACATCGCTAGTCGGCATTGTACAAAGTCCGCTTTATCTTGTTCCATTGGATAAACGCGCCACAAAAAAAGACCCGCCAACGGCGGGCCTCTGATAATCTGCGCCGTTTATTAGGCGGCGAGCTGATGATCTACGTAATCGTCGTCAGAGTCGTCGAGCTTGTCTTGATCGATCACAAGCGCGTTCTCGTTGGATGCATCCCAAGATGCCCACTCTTCTTTGCTGATCTGGTCGATCAGTGTTGCGCATGGATCAAGGTTCAAAACCTTTACTCGTTCCATGGCAGCGTCGAATCCAGCATGCAGAGCATCAGTCAAATTGACCGAGTCAGCCTTCCCATTCACGTCAACCATGTTGTAACTCCTTAAAAAGGTAAGACCCCCCTTTGGGGCTACCACTATACGGTTCGTAGCCATATTTTGCAAATACGGCCGCGTCAACGGGGTCTTTCACCAGAACGCGCTGACACCCGAGAAGTTTCGCATATTCTTGGGCGCATGCCAAAACGGGCAAAAGAACACCACCCCGGAAGTAGGTTGGCGCATAAGACCTTTCAACCCAGTTAATGGTTAAATGGTTCTTTCCACCTGATGGTTTTCCGAGCGCTAGTCCCTGCAGGATCTTATTTTCGCCGATCGTCTGCCAAACGGCCAGGTTAAAATGTGCCGGTTTTGCGGTGAATTGAAAAAACAATCTCTCCCAACTATGCGGAAGGCCTCTATGCGTTTCGTCGCCGTAGTATTTCGCCCACTCGGTCCTAGCATATTCATAGGCATCAGCGTTGATTGATGCGAGCGTGATCCCGCGCCAGCGCTCCCGATCCTCCGGGCTCTTAATCCTGCGGTTGAGAGCGTTCACAATTCTTGAACGAGCTTCAACACGCAGGGTCTGATAGTATCCATACTTGAATTCGTCGAACATTTGGAATCTCGCGCCTGAAAGGATGCCCTAAATACTTTCGGCGACTGAACCGCGTCAACCGCAACGCCTTAAATCGTGCTGCTGGCCTCGAACCTCGCTGATTTTCCCACAAATAATCCGTCGAACTTGCCCGAAACTGGATAACTCCAATGCGGGCTATTGGAAGCACCTTGGCCGCCCTTGCCGCCGACATGAGAGTGACGAGGGAAGTCTTGCAGCGGATCGAGGCCAGCCAGCGCGACGGCGCTCAGCTGCGGCGCTGATTTGCATAATCATGCAATTGCACGATGCGCCTGGATCTGCTTTTTTCTTCGCATGGACACGAAACTTGCAGACTTGAAACTCCGGCCTTGGCTTCTCCGCGAGCTAAACCAGACTGGGTATGAGGTAGTCGGAGATCTGCAACATCTGCCTACTGCAGAATTGCTGCGAATACCCGGGATGGGCGGACAAGACTGGCGGAAGATTGCCAAGGCGTTGGGGCGAGATCCATTCCCTGGATTGAAGAAGCGTTGATATCCCGCTGGCAACGGAAAGGCCGACGCCGCGGCAAAAGCTTTCCCTATAGGATCCTCTATATTGTCAGCCGTTAACCCTGCCGTAATCTAAGATGGGCGGCTTGGTGCAGATTGCCACTCGACATGATGAATGTCATTGGACGGGTGATCCGACGAAAGGCCGCGCTTTGTAACTGGTTGTGAGGGTAAAGCAATGAAACGGCTTATCGCTGTATCGCTTCTCGGAGTGGCATACTTAGTTGCAACGCCGCTGATGGCGATCACCGTCTTTGAAGACGGTGGCAAGGCTTATGCAGATAGCCGCGACGTCGGGCACAAAAAAGGGGACAAAAACGGTAACTGAAAGCGCTGTTCCTAGGTCATTCCTAAACTGAGAACGCCCGCGCCGGGTGACCTGCGCGGGCACTACGAACAGGTTGGGGGACCTGGTGCCAAATTGCTCGGCGCCAAGAAAGTGGTGCGGCCGACTTTTGTTCCGCTCCCCCGGGCGCAGACTCAGACAGGGAAATGCTAAAGCGCCTCCGTTACGAGAAGACGCCGAGCTTTGGTGCAAATGGAATAGAAGGTTATTCAAGAGCTCCTCTTTAAGCCGGGTTCTTCTTCTCCACCTTGGCGTGGCACCGTTCGGAACATTCTCCTTCGGAGCCACACAAACATCGCCGTAACAAACCTATTCGCCCTTGTAGTCGGCCAGGGTCTGCAGCCAATCCTCCAGCACGGGCTGCTTTATGTTGTCCGGGAGAGGCAGTCCGTCCACCAGCTTGAGTGCGAGCTCGAGCAACTCCACCGCGCGAGTTTTATTGCCGCTCGCATGATAGTATTCAGCGACATACTGATAAAAGTCCGCCCTTGCGTCGTCTTTCAGCCCTGTCAGTGCAAGGATGTGTTCGGAGAGCTCCTTGCCCATAGCGAGGCGCTCGACGGACGGAAAGTCCGTGTAATCAAATTCGCCGAAGAGTTGATTCATCGCCTGCATCAGCCAATCTTCGTCGTTTCTGTCGATAGCGTCACGAACCAATTGCCGTAGTACTGGCAGGCCGGTCTGGATGTCGCGCATTTTGTGAAGCAACGTGTCCGCATGAGCCGCGCGGAGGTGGAGGCTATCTGGCAGCAAAGCGGTGCCCTCTTCGATCACCGAGAGCGCCGTCTTCCAATCCTCCATCTTCATCGCGGCCGAGAACTTACGAAGGAACAAGTTTTCTCGCGCTTTGGCGATCCGCTCCCTCTCGATGGCTTTTGCTTGATCGCTGGTGCGCCACGTGCCGTCAAGCACTTGCGGCAGAACCTCATCGAGGTCCGTCGGACGACCGATAAAGGCGATGCGGCTGTCTCGGTCGACCACAAACGTGGTCGGAATGTGGAAAGAAAAGCTCGGTGTCATCCAAAGCTTGCCCATTTCGCCTGTGCAGTCGAGCCCGATCCGGAAGTTCGACTTCGGGGATTTTTCCGTCAACCATGCTTCCAGATTCGCTTGAGCTTCATCGGCAGTTGCAGCCTTTTCACTTGCCGCCACGCCAACGACCTCCAGCCCGCGGGCCCTGTATTTCTCCTGCAGGTGTATCAGATTGGGCATCGCCTTCACACAATGTGGACACGAGGTGCCGAAAAACTCGAGAACATACACATAGTTGGGCTGGAAGTTCGCGAGGGCCTCGCCTCGTAGCCAGTTTTGCACTTTAATTGCGGGAGCCTGTGACTCCAGAGACAAGATCATATTGCTCTCCAAAGCTGTTTCCTTGCCATGAGCGGTAGCCTCATACGCGTTCTCCTTGCCTAAGAGCGGCCGCTGCCAGCGGGCAACGATAACGAAAACGAGAATAAGACTTCGCCAGATTGCCGAGGAAGTTGTAAGTGTTGAATGGCACACCCATGCCGAAGTCATAGGTATCGAGCGCTTCCCTTGCTTCCTCGGTCAGTTTGGACCAACTGACTGCAGGCTGCATCCCGCCACGGATCCGCGTGTCCGTGAGAGAAACGTGGTAGCCTATTACCTCCCGATGATATTTGACCAGCGGATGTGTTCCATGCATGTGCGGCTGTGTCGATAGGACGCTACAACGTCGTCGGGTGAACCCCGATGCAGCTTGCTGCATCGGGGGAGCAGGAAAGAGCGGAATTTTTATTCCGGCGTTTCAAAGATTTCGAGCCGTTGGCCATCAACAGCGGCCACAGTGTAGGTTCGCGTCGACCACGCGGCGCCGCCACAAGTCGCTCCAAAAATGGAATATGTGAATCTGGTGCCAGGATGTAACCCCCCGAGGTCCATATGGGTCCCGTCAGCGGGAGTGAACTGCCGCGTTCCCGTCGGCAAGTAAAAGCGAAAACAACGCGTCACGTTCGTTCGGTTATAAGCTTTTACTGCCGAGCAATGTGTACCATTATCATTACATGGCTGATTTTGCGCAAAGGCAGGTGAGGAGATAGAGGCGGCGCCGAGCGCGACTAAACCTGCAGCGCCCGCACCAAGCTGGGACTGTGAAGCGGCTATCGCTGCCAACAGCCCGAGGCCCGCCGCGAGCTGGGAAAACTTCTTCATATTAGACACTCCCTTTCCATACTATGACGTAGAGAAGAGTCCCTTTGCCAGGGATGTTCGGCAGAAGCCGATGTTAAAAGGCGTGGCCAGCGCCATTTTCCGCGCCCTAACCCCGGACTCTGCAGGATCATTGGTCCTCCAGAGGTGGACGTTGGTGAGCATTCGGCTCAGTTTGAGATGCGCCGGTAGAAGGGTTGGTCGCTCGGCGTATCGAAGGAGCCGAAGACCGGCGACTCAAGCCAGCGCCTTCGAGATCCATGAGCGGAGTTCCGTCTTCTGTGCGGCTCCGACGTAGATGCCGACGACTTCACCACGCTTGAACATGACAAGCGTTGGGAACAAGCGTATGCCATACTGCTCCGCGAGCTCGGGGTTTTCATTGTTGTTGAGCTTGACGATCTTGACCTCGCCAGCAAGCTCGGGGGCGATTTCTTTGAGGCTGCGTGCCATCATCTCGCACGGCCAGCACCCATTTTTCCAGAAGTCGACGAGGACCGGTTTCGCCGACTTCAGAACTTCGTCCGGGAAATTGGAAGTATTGATGTCCATATTATGGGGTGCTCCCTTTCATGAACGAAAACCAGGACAATCCCTTGGCAGTTTAAACGGCGCCGAGCTGCCATGTGATTCCTTCGGATAGCACTTGTGGTTCAGGTCACCCTGGGCATAGATCTCGCGACCCGCCTTGTAGGCGCCGACAAGGCGGGGGCCAGAAAGTGCGGCCGGTCCAAGGTGTTCGGCCTCGATGGACTGTGGTTTGGCTTGTGCAGCGGCGTACATGGATTATCCCCCTTTGCTTTGATGTCGGGACAGATTGCCATTTCGGGTAACTTGGAGAAATTCGGTTAGATCACTAAGCGTAACTACCTAGCTGCTTCGATCCGGCTGTTGATCACGCCGAGCAGGTCGGCACCGGTGAACGGCTTGGTCAATGTCCGTGTTGTCCACACGTTGCTGAAGGGCCGACAGGCCATCAACCAGCAGTATCGCCCGGCCGCCCCTATTGCCAAGGAATTGCGTGGTGGTCTGAGGCTCGGATCTTAGTATGTCGTCGTCAACAATCGCGCAGAGCGCTTCCCGGCAAGAGGCTTCGGCCTTCTGCACGGTGTCGTAGGATTCGGTGGAATATCCTTCGACCTCGACGAGGGCGAATGCCACGGACCGCCGGAGGCCCTGGTCCGCTGCAACGACGATGATGGTTTTCCAACAATCTGAGTCCCGCGCAATGTGACGTGCATCCGCCCTCAATGAGCCGCCTGCCCCCGCCACCGGATGGACGCGAATTGCGGAATCCGGCACCCGCTAGAGCCGCTCGTCGCTGGCCGCCTTTCTGGAGAGTTCCCGGCTGATGGCGACGAATTCTTTCGCGTCGCCTGCGAGCACGGCCTCGAAGGCATCATCGCCAAGCACGTCGAGAAGGCCTACCGGTCAGGCCGCGGCGAGGGGTGGCAGAAGATCACCTGCAAACGCCGGGGTAGCTTCGTGATCGTTGGCTTCGAGCCATCGACCGTTCCCGGTCATCTCGGCCGGCTGCTGCTGGCAGCACGGAAAGGCGATGAACTCGTCTATGTCGGCGGATGCGGTACCGGCTGGTCGAATGAGCTTTCGCGCGAGTTGCGGAAACTGCTTGAGGGGATGACGACGAAATCGCCGGCCGTAGCCAGCCGAGCCGGTGCTCGTCGCAGAGGTCGAATATCGCGCCTGGACGGATGACGGGAAGTTAAGGCATCCGTCGTTCAAGGGCTTACGGGAGAGGGAGGATGATGCGGGCGCATTTGATCTCATCTAGCCAGACCACATCTGTGTTGTAGCTAAATATAGTTGTGCTAATGTAGAATCTCATCGCATACGCGAGGGGGACGCGATGTTTTTCCGGCGACTCATGCTCACGTTAGCCGTAGCTGCTGGCGCTGCTGCCGTGATGACAGCCGCACATGGCCAGCAGCCAGATCCCAGACAGGTTCTCGCAACTATCATATCCGCTTTCCAGAATTGTGGCCCTCCTCAGGCGTTCCAATGGTTGAGCCCTCAGTTGTACCAATCTGTCTACATGCAAACGGGGGGGAGCGGTTGCTACTGGCCGATACGGCAGGCCGGCCCGGTCTCATCTATGCAGGTCATGTCGCAACAGCAATTTCCCGCCGGGCCAGTTTACCAGATACGCGTGCAGCACCCATCAACCGCGGTCGATTGGTTCATTGGAATAAGTCAGTTTTCTGGCCGCATCGAGTATCTCAACTATCAGGCGGCACAAGGTCCCCCTCCAGACATCAGCACAGGGCCAACACCTGACGGTGGTCCCAGCCCGCCGCCCGACACGCCCCCGACAAATGAACCGAGTGATGATACGGACGGTTGCACGCTGTACCCGTCGATGTGTGTGCAATGATGAGGTCTCGACGGCAAGTGGTCCTAGGAGGCTTGTTGACGCTCGCGTGGGGCGGCATACCGAGCTGCTCGTGTCACGCAAACGTAAATCTTACGCGATCCTCTGGGTGTTATGTTCCTCGTGAGGAAGCTCCAGAATTTTTCAGGTTGACCAATACCGCTCAAGTTTTCGCTTTTGGCACGGAGGATATTGAGCCGCGATCTGGAAACCGGCAGTTGGACCGAGCATTGGCCCAAACCTTGGCACGCTTGTCGAGAACCTTTGATGTGCTCCCTGGCTTTGCATACTACAGAGACAATGATGGTGAGAATGCCCTCGCCACGCCGGAAACGCTTCTGCAGAGGACAGATGGAACAGTGCTATTCGGCCTGGGGATGCTGCGCAAACTTCTCGCCCGGCCAGAGCATCCCGACGCCTCTATCGTGGCGGTTTGCGCGCATGAATTCGGGCACATCGTCGGCTATAAAACCGGTCTCATCCAACAATTGGCGCCTGACAGGAACGATCCTTTCCGCGCCGAGCAGCATGCAGATTATCTGGCTGGCTTTTTCGCCGGGTTGCGTAAAGTAGATCGTCCCAATTTCCCTGCGGTAGTGTTTGCGACGACGCAGCAGTCGTTTGGCGGGAGCACCCGCGGCACGCATGGTACTGGCGAGGAAAGGGCAGAAGCGGTCGTTGAGGGTTTTAAGGCGGCGTACGAAAGACGATTGTCCACCTCAGAGGGGATACAGCAGGGTTTCCAATTCGCGATGGCCCGCTAATAGGACGGATTCGGATCCAGTTCACCCCTTCCCATCCAGGACGATTTTCAAGTCCGGATGGTAATGAGGAAGATAGACAACCTGACCTACCGCGTAACGGTAACAGAGCAGTCGAACGCCAACATCACTACAGCAATAAAGGAACTGCAGGCGCTCATGAGCCAACAGGCCGGCGATCTGAAGGTTATGAAGGAGATTCTACAGAGGATTGGGGGCGGCCAATTGAGGCGCTAACTTCCAGCTCTGGTGTGAATACCTTTTCGTCCAAGACGACGTTGCCTCTAGTGTCGAGTACGGGGAGCTTTGGGAAGACCTCATCAAAGAGATAGCCGCCAAGGCTTCGCAACTTGGCTATGTGTCTGTCAAGAAGCTTTGGCATGTTCTCGTATCGCGGCATCCGGCCTTTGGCGCGATAATTGATAACGTGGTAGTCGACCTCGAACTCTCCCTTGCGAGCGCCCCAGAACGGTCCCCCGTGAATCAGTAAATTCCGCTCGACGCTTAACGTTTGCAGACGAGTGAGAATTGCTCGCAGCTTCTTTAAGCGAGGGTCGGTGGCATCATCAACAATTCCTATCAGGTATTTTATTTTAGCGTCTTCGCCAGAAAGGGGTCGCATTTCCGCCTCGACATCTTCAGCTGACCGGCCGCTTATTGTAGTGGCTGCGCTACGCACCAAGTGGCAGACCGATCCCCAGAGCGAGACCACGATGCCGAGATTTCGCATGATCTCATCGTTATCTTCATGTGGTGAACGCAATCCGCCCACGTCCTTGCGGTGCCCCATTGAGCAATTTCCTCCGTTCGACCAATCGCGTTGAATGCCGTGTCTCGACTAGTGACGGCAACTTCTAACAGCTTGGCTGACGCCGCGCCACAAGGCGCAGGCTCCGCTGGCTGCTGGCGAGATCTGCACCGAAATAGGTCGACTGCCTGTGGAGCTTAGCTATCCGGAAACGGTAAAACCGCCGGTTTGGTGGACCGATCGGAGTTGCCGCGCATACAAACTCCCTCGTTAGAACCAGGGAGACGGCCGTCATGCAAGATAACATCCGACCAATCGCACCGGTGAGCGCTGCCGGCCTCATACCGCAAGCGCCAGCTACCGGTATGCCGATTTGCGAGGTCGTTGATCCAACTACCTTGTATGTTGATCCGGCTTACCAGAGGAGCGTAGGCGACAGAGGGATGCGGCAAATTCGGCGCATCATCGAAGGCTTCGACTGGGCTAAATTCAAGCCGCCGATCTGCGCTTACTCGGAATGTGACGGCAAGACGATTCTGAAAGTGCTCGATGGGCAGCATACTGCGATTGCGGCCGCCTCCAATCCGCACATACGTTTGATTCCCGTCATGATCGTTGAAGCGGACGACACGATAGCGCAGGCGAAGGCGTTCATCGGTCAGAACACTGATCGCCTCGGAATTACCACCCTGCAGCTTCACCAGGCCGCTCTGGCGGCAGCTGATGAAGACGCGCAGACTCTTGAATTGGTGTGTTCGCGGGCCGGCATAAAGGTGCTCAAAACGACGAACGCTTACACCGGAACGGGATCGCGCCAGACTATTGCCGTCAAGCAGATCGAGGCCTTGATCAGCCGGCAAGGCGCGCGGGTCGCTCGAGAGATTCTTGAAGTTCTGGCCAATGCCGAGCGTGGACCGCTGACAGCTCCACAGATCAAAGCAGTGGAGCTACTCATGACTGACCCCGAGTATGCCGAGAAGTTCAACCCCGATGACTTGACCGAAGCCATCGTTGACCTGCTACACACCGCGGAAGATGAAGCGAAACTTCTCGGGGTAACGCACAAAATCACCTTTTGGAAGGCGCTCGCCATCACTTGGTTCAGGAAGTGCAAGAAGCGGCGCCAGGCACCTGTCAAGGCAGCGTGAGCGGGATCGATACGGATGGAGGTTGAGGAGATATCTCCATCCATGCGCCATGTCGATCAATGGCTGTTAGTCCCCGACATAATTCCCAAGCCGTTTCCCTTCGTCATACGCAGCCGAGCGGCAATGGTCTGCTAAGGCGCGAGCAGACTAAGGCGGAGCCGGCCGTCTAATAGCAATGCGCAGGGGGGCATCAGGAGTTATTATGACGACAGAATGCCGCGAAGCTCTCCTAGGAGTTGCTGTACTTCGAGGAAGGTCATCGTCTTAGAAGACCATGGTCTATTGAGCTCTGTACCATCATACGTCACCTCACGATGACCCCGCCCTTTGAAGACCGCCGCGGTTTGGGCGAAGGCAATCTCTTCCCCCTCGACATCGTCGTAGATGAAAAATTCAACTTGATAATCAGGATATAAAGCGGGGCAGTCGAGCGCCAACCGGATCTGACAATCGCGCTGATGGCCTGTCATGTTGCCGAGGACCTGACGAACGAATTCTTTCGGATCTTTAAGGTTGCCTTTCAAGGACCAAAGTGTGCAGTCGGCTGGCAACGGCGCCTTCACTTCCTGAGCCTCACGCCGGGTCCCCCTGCAACCATCTCCCCATCCGATTGAAATACTACGCCAGACGCCTCCAGTGTGGCTTGGATAGAGCGCAGCGTTGAGGCCTTGGGGTCCGCAGACCCCCGCTCAATGTTGTTCAGTCCGGTAGTGGAAATCCCGGCTGCTTTTGCAAGCTCGGCCTGGGTCATTCCGAGCATGGCCCGGGCCCCGCGTATTTGTTCTGGCGTGATCATGTGGATTTTATACGCTACAATTGAAATTTTATCAAGCCTACTTGACGGCTCGTTAAGTTAAGGTTAATTCAAGCTCAGTTGATATTTTTTCAAGTGGAGACAGAACAATGCCGAACACAACAATTCAGGCGGCCGCCGAAGGCTTGCCCGTCGCCGAAACCCTTTCTCGTGATCCACTAGCCCCACGAGGCCGCACATCATGTGACATAGACATGCCCGCGCTCCGCAAAATGGGCATGAAGGAGCTGCGGGATCTCCGAAGCGCTCTGCACACGGCGGGCGAACTTATTTCGGGATTTTGCTGCCAGCCCCGTTTTTTGACCGAGGATGGCAACAACTACAATGAACCCGGGAATGTCCTTGAGGACATATGCGACTTTCTAGGCAGCTACGAGCAAGCCGCCGTCAATGTCTCAGTGGCCGCCAAACCTACGACCTCCAGCGAAGTCGAATGGCGGGGCTGGACGATCCTGGGCTTCGAGGCGGACTGCGCCGAAGACCTCGTACCGTTTGCGGTGAAGGCCGCAGAAGCTGTGAGAGATAAGGCCGAAGCCAAATCTCGAGAAGCACGGCGGCCGGCGATGGTGGACCGCGCCATGAACGTTTTGTGAGGGAGGAGAGCCAATGACGCAGATCAACAGACGGACAATCCTCGGCGCCATGGCATCGGCTGCAGCGCCAGTGAAGATAGCAGCGGCGGAAGTGGCCACTAGCTCCACTCTCGACGATAGGCTGGCCGCGGCTAAGGGGGAAATTATCGCCTGCCTGACGGAACGCTATGGCGTTGCGCCGGAAGACGTCGGCTCGGAGCGGGGCGTGTTCGTTTTCGTGCCGTATCCGCCTGAGTCGGTGGAGTACGACCGCCCAGGCTTCTACAAGGTCGAAGGCAAGAGACCGGACGGGAGCGCGTGGTGCACTACCCTCTGGCTGGAGCGCGTCGACTACAAAACGGTCCCAGGCTTCTATTATCGCGCAGAAAGTCGCTGGAAGGGCAGGGTGGAACGCACCATTCGGCTAAAGCCGGACAAGATCAGGATCATCCGCAGGCATGACGACTACCCAAACGCATGATCACACTCTGGAGAAAGCCCGTCTCGCGAACGAGGCGGGCTTTTTTGTTTCTGTTACCCAGAACGCAAGCGGGTACGAACTCAGCCGTTTAGCGTTTTAGTATCCACCCGGACGCTCGTCATATCCGCAGGCGATTTATCTATAAGCTTTTCTGCAGCCAAGAGGATTGCCTCCAATAGCGGCGCCGGAAGACTGTCTACATCGAACTTCAGTCCGAGCGGGTCGCAGAAATCTTCGATCGCTTCTTCGGTGACCTCTACATGGACCACCTTCTTTCCACTCTCGTAGGTATCGAACGAGATACCCGCGTCAGTCTTATGTGGTTCAGTCTTCTTCGTAAGTGCCAT